AAGCTGCTAAAATCCGTCTAAAAGGTAGAACGCTTCTAGATGAAATCACAGCCATAGACGGGTATTTCAAGCGATTGTTCGTAGGAGATGCACGGATTGGAACATTGAACACTGACATCATTCGCTCGAATTCGATTGCAGCGGAAAAGTTGATATTCGATACTGCTCTAGCGAAGAAGCTCGTAGCTAGTGATGTATTCACTGATACTTTAGCTGCTAAAACAGCCTTTATCAACAAACTACGGTCCGTTGTAGTCTCAGCAACATTTCTTGAAGGTTATAAGGGTAAAATCGGAGGATTCCAAATCGGTACTCACGATAAGGATCCAACTACTTTCTGGATAACAGGAAGTAATAGCTTCCGTGTTGGTATGTCAGATGGGGGGTGGCGAGTCAAACAAACAGCCTTGTGGGTCAATTGGGGTAATAACTGGGATAAGCCAGGGAATTATGCCTGGTTCGTAAATAGCGATGGCGAGATGCATTGCTATAACAAGGCACAATTCTGGAATGTCCCTCGTGTTCACGGGAATCTTGAAGTCACGGGTAATATTTTTTATTTCATCGATAGAGAAAAGAATAAAGTTGGATACTATATGCACTCTGATACGTTTACGAGAATCCAAGAAAATGCTGGATATGCCTATCTATATAGACAATCAGGAGGCTATGCTTGGGTTTCTTTGAACAAGGATATTTCAGACCGTAGATATAAGACTAATATCCAAGACAGTCAGGTATCAGCGCTCGATGTCATTGAGAAACTAAAAACCTACTCTTATCGCAAAGAATACGATGAAAAGATTGAAGATATCGCTTGCGGTATCATGGCTCAAGATGTCCAGAAAGTCGCACCAGAAGCTTTTCTGGAAAATCCAGACGGTGCTTACTCATATAACACATTTGCATTATTGCCTTATCTCATTAAGGCAATTCAAGAATTGAACGAAAAAGTAGAAAGGTTGGAAACAACATGAACGAACAAGACAAACAAATCAGCAGTCTGACGATTAAATCATTGAGTGAAAGAGTCAGCAATGAAGCCACTCAGTCAGCTACACTAGAAGCTCTATACACAGTTACAGCTATGGAACTTGAGCAGATGAAACTCATCATCGAATCAGACGAAGAATTGAAAGCAAAATTTGAAGAAGTGAAATTGAAAGGAAATAATTAATGGAAGTAAATAACTATTCATTGGCTACTAAGCCATACACTCGTGGAGCAGGCAATCAAATCACTACAGTAGTCGAAATTCGACTACAAGATGGAAACCGCTACAGTACAAACCAACGCGAACTTGTTGGAGACCGCACTCAAGAAAACGAAGAAACGCTTATTCAAGCGGTTCTTGATGTTCTTAAAGCTGAACTAGATCCTGGGGCAGCAATCGTCCAAGCTCAATCTAAAATCGAGCAAACCGAACAGAAGCTCAATCAGACTGAAACCAAGCAGAACCAGCTACTTGAAATCACTGAAAAAATCAATAAGGTAGTTCGTGTTATGGCTCAAGATTCCATCATGGGTGAGAAAATCGCTTACGGTACTACTTATAAGGAACTCGTTGAACTCTTTCCACTTGTTAAAATTGGTGAGAGCTACGCTCCTGGTTCAATGTTTGCAATTGAAGATCCTGAACATGTTGAACTTAACGGCGAAGGGAAACGCATCTTAATTCAGACCAACCAACAATTCATCTACCAGGGCGAAACACTTCAACAACTAGAAGGCTCACCATCTCAGAATGGCATCCTTGCAGTTTGGAAGTGGCAAGCGCCTAAATCTGAACTAGAAACACAACCTGTTCAATAGAATTGCTTACACTAAGAAGGGGGTGATTCAATTGGATTGGTCGGTATTCATGGAACGTATCACGACAATTCTTGTGGTGATGATTCCAAGTTATTTTTCTTATCGCAGCACTCAAACTTCGAAAGAAGCTGATAAGCGGTTGAGCGATCTTTCTGATAAGATCATGGATCTTGAAAAATCAGTTCACGCAGTCGAGGAAATCGGTAAGGATAACAATAAAAATCTGTCAATAATTGGGAAAGGGCTGCAACGAATCCAACGGTTTCGATTACAAGAAAATTTGAAAAAAGCTATCAAGCGAGGTGAAACGAATCAACATGAGATTGAAGAACTCTCTAAGCTTTACGAGAGCTATGTCGAACTAGGTGGCAATGGAGCAGTCAAAGTATTGTTCGAGAAATTTCTTGAGCTAGAAATTAAAGAGGAAAATTAAAATGAATCAAATTAATGAAATCATCATCAATGCATCAATTAGTATTCTGGTAATTTTGTCTGGAATTGCAGTCAAAACGGTTAAAGAATACCTAGTGAAAAAGGGCGGAGAGCAGGCCGTTAAAATTGCCGAAATTTTAGCCCGAAATGCCGTCAACGCAGTTGAGCAAGTATCAACTCAGACAGGCTACAAAGGTGAAGAGAAGCTAGAACAAGCTCGAATCAAAATCCGTGCCGAATTGAACAAGTACAATATTGGCATGACTGATACAGATATGGATACGTTCATTGAGTCTGCGGTCAAGCAAATGAATGACGCATGGTCTGAAAAATAAATCAGAGAACCTTTTTAGGTTCTCTTTTTTAAAATTTAAAGAAAGGAGTCACATTTGAAGAAAACCATTGAAAAGAAACTTGAAATTACATCGAGTAATAGAGATGTGGATAGACTCTATCAAGAATTCTTCAGCATGGATAAGAACATCGCTGAATTCAAATTCACGATTGACAATCTAGTTGCTAACAAGGTCATTTGCCTATTTTTCTTCAAAAAATCCAAACGGTATTCAACAGTTGATGCAACAATCGAAGATAATGACTTCACTGTCAAATTTAATACATCGTTGATAACAATGGATGAACCTGTGGTAGGATACATCTACTTTGAAGAGATTGAGAAATCGGCAGACGTGTATAGCTTCCAGTTCAATGTTCGAGTTAGTGAGCTTGATAAGTCTAAGAATGCGCCTGTAATCGAACAGAAGACAGGTCGTGTCGTAGATATCGAGAACATCGTTACCAGGTCAGAATTAGAAGAAATTCTCAAGACTGTCCATTTTGGCAGTGCATCTTACGATGATTCTGAAATCATTAAACGTTTAGCAGCATTAGAAGCTAAGCCTGGAATTGATACGAGTCAGTTTGCTACAAAAGAAGAACTAGCAAACAAAGTAGAACGTAGCGAAATCAGCAATATTTCAGCCGATATTGAACTTTTGAAGACAAAGCCTGATAATAACACTATCTACGATGATAGCGCCTTAAAACAGCGTATTTCTGTCTTAGAGAGTAAACCTGATAAGGATACTGTCTATAATGATTCAGAAATCAAGAGCCGATTAGAAAACTTAGAAAACAAACCAGGTGTTGATACTAGCAGCTTAGTCACCAAGCAAGAATTGGAATCTAAAGGCTATCTGTTACAACATCAAAACTTGGATGGGTACGCTAAGAAATCTGAAATTCCTCAACCATATAATGACACAGAAATCAAGCAGAGGCTTGCTACTGTTGAACAGAAAGGGCAAAGCTATGCCACAAAGGAGCAACTAGCTTCAATTCCTAAAACCCCTCAAAAATTGAGTATTGAAGGAAACACCCTCATATTATCTGACGGCGGTGGCAACGTCACTCTACCTACTTCCAGTCAAAATGCGTCATCTACGTCAACCTCATCTAGTGAACTTATAGGTGAAGGAATGCCGAACGGTAAGGTCGACGGTACTCTTGGACAGACCTACGTCGACACCCGTAAAACAAACGGTGCTTTGAAATGGATTAAACGTACTGCTTCAGGAAACCAAGGCTGGGCGGTATTAGACGGCGACACAGGTTGGAAAGCCTTACCTGTAGTCTCTAAATTAGGTGGATCTTATATACAGATTCGCAGGATTAACGATACCGTGTATTACCAGTTCGGAGGACTCTCTTGGGGTTGGTTCGGTATTCTTCGACGTGGCGCGCCGGGGTATATCCCTCAGCCTAGCGATCGTGACCGCAACGTGTATGTACTAAATCAAGGTTCTATACCCTACGGCTATCGTTCATTCTCATCACTAATAGGTCAGATCTTTAGCGACAAGGGAATCCCGTATGGAACCTGGTACCTAGGTGGACAAGGAGATGGGAATCAATTACGGTTCCAATTTTTAGAACCTGTACCGGAAAATAAAGACATTGGAGATATTCGAGTATCGTCTATATCGTATGTTACCAATGATCCTTGGCCAACAACTTAACCATAAGAAAGGATAAAATAAAATGGATATTGATAAAAGCAGATTAAGAACAGACTTACCACAGATTGGGGAACAACCTTACAGACAGATTCATGCTCACTCAACTGGGAATGCAAACTCAACAGCTCAAAACGAGGCTGATTATCATATGCGACGACCTGTTGATTCAGGATTTTTCTCGCATGTGGTCGGTAACGGTCGAGTGATGCAAACCTGGTACACAGACATGGGAGCCTATGACGTAGGAGGTGGTTGGAACGTTGAAGGATACGGACAGGTTGAATTGATTGAGAGTCATGAAACCAAGGAAGAGTTCATGCGTGATTATAAACTTTACGTTCAACTTCTACGAAACCTTGCAGACGAAGCAGGCATTCCTAAAACACTTGATTCCGACAGTTTAGCTGGAATTAAGACACATCAATACTGTACTTACAATCAACCTAGAAACTACTCAGACCATGTGGATCCATATCCTTATCTTGCAAAATGGGGCATTAGCCGAGAGCAATTCAAGAAAGACATCGAGGGCGGTGTTGATATCGAAGCAGGTTGGCGACAAAATGCAACCGGCTGGTGGTGGGAGGAGTCAGATGGCTCTTATCCCAAAAATAGCTGGAAACAAATCAATGGAGAGTGGTTCCGATTTGATAATAGTGGCTATTGCTTGATTAACCGTTGGTTCTTTGATGAAAAAGACTGGTTCTATCTCGATAAACGTGGGGCAATGGTCACAGGTTGGATGTTCCTCAACCATCGCTGGTATTTCTTTAAACCAGATGGCCGCATGGCTAAAGGCTGGGTTAAGTATCGCGAAACGTGGTACTTCATGGAAGAAAAAGACGGGTACATGCTCTCTAAACAATTCGTCAAGTCTGGCGATGGCTGGTACTATTTGAAAGCTAACGGTGAACTACACACAGATCCAGCATTCAAAACCGAACCAGATGGTCTTGTGACCGTCGTTGACAAACCAAAAGAAGAAAAATAAAAACAGAAAGAAATCCAAAATTTAATTACACTTGACCCCCCCC